GATCGCCCACAGACTTACCCGCAGCCTGAGCGAAAGCCAGCAGCGCGGCTTTCCGGGTGTGGTAAGTCCACTGGGCCAGACCGTAGCCAGCAGCGTCCTTTGCGAAGTTGGTGTAAGAGCCATCGTCTACCGCTTTGGTATACGATGCGTCGGTGTGCCCCAGCTTCTTTTCGTAGGTGTTTTGCAGATTGGTTGCCTTGAAACCACTTTCGGCGTAAAGGTTGCCCATCAGACCGGCGGCACCGGCGGGGGTCAGGCCCTTTGCGATCAGGTAGTTCCAGATCTTCTGCGCGTTGGTTTTTCCAGTCAGGCTCATTTGTACTGTCCTCCTTACAGGAAATCATTTTCGCGCGTACAGCGCTCATAGGTTTCTTCTATGATCTTGATGCTGATACGCGCTTTGTCGTTCTCAAAGTCGGTGTGTTCATCGCAATACTTTTTGTAGTAGTCGATGTCCTCAAAGGCGTTGTTGAAATGTTCTTCGGAGTGACGGACTTTTCTGCGGATCTCGTCGGCGAATTGCAGGATTCGTCGGCGTGCGTCAAGGGCCTTGTCCTCACCCCGGTCTTTGTCTTGACGCTGGTCGTGCTTCTCCAACTCAGCCAAACGATCCTTGATACCGCTCAGCTCAGTAATCACTTCTCCGTTTATCGCTTTTCCGATTCTGGCGGCAAGAGAACCGAAGAAACCTCCGATTTTCTTACCGAGCCAACTCCACGGGTTAATTTTAATGGGAGCGATTTGGAGCAGGGAAAAGACGACCACTAATACAATGCCGCACTGCCCCACCACCTCTCCCACTCCGAAGGAGGCGAATAAATCTGAAATAGTCAATGGGCTTCTCCTTATCGTTGTGTAGCTTTATAGCCCGCCGGTCACGGTGTCCATCAGCGTTTCCAGACGTTTGATTGATGTATAACTATCGTATTTTTCGGCGTATCCACGCCAAGAATTGAATGATTGCCGCATAGATTCGGGCGAAATCTTACCGTCCGCAAGCATTTTCCTTTGTTTCTTGATACCTCTGCGTCTTTGCGTGATGTTTTTCGGAACGAGCCGCATCACGATCCGATGATCTTCGGTGATAAAAACGCGTTTCTTCAAGTAGACAAAGCTGCCGCCGTCGAATTTCGTTATCTGCGTCACTTTGGCATTGAGTTCAAGCCCCAATTCCGCAGATTTTCGGGTGATGATGTCCCGGTATTCCCGTAGCTTATCAAGGTCGTCGCTGATAATGTAACTGTCGTCCATGTATCGAGCGTAACCATGCACCATAAGCACGTCCTTGATATAGTGGTCAAGGCTGTTAGGGTAGAAAACCGCGCTGATTTGCGAGATCTCCGATCCTAAGCCGAGGCCCTTGTCACCGGGAAAACAGCGAATAAAATAGACGATCAGGTCATATACCCGATCGTCGTCAATTATCCCGCGGTACATCTCCAAGAGCCGGTCGTGATCTATGCTGCCGAAATAATTGTGGTGATCGATAGTCAAGATCCCGCCGGTTCTCCCGTAACGCGCCAAATGGTAGCGCAGATGCTCCCGCAGTCGTTTTACTGCAAATTCCGTTCCGCGTCCCTCTATGGTTGCGGCGTTATCATAGATCAGGCGTGGAACAATGGTGGGCTTCAATGCGAATTTCACAAGGCATTTCTGTACACATCGTTCGGAGATGTGGACAGATGAAATTTCACGTCGCTTTCCGCGTTCGCAAATTGTGAAGTTGTGAAAGCCTCGTGAGCGGTAAGTGCCTTGCATAAGCTCCTTGTGAAGCGTTGCCACCCATTGCAGCAGATTTACTTCAAACATCTGTGCAGATTGTTTCCACGTTACGCCGCGTAGACATTCTCGCGCGCAAATTAACAGATGTTCTACTGAAAAGACTTCTTCAAAAGTCATACGAAAAATCCCCATATTCCGTGCCTGCGTATGCAGTATCAGCCCGGTGCAAGCGCCTGACTGAGCCACGGTGTTAATTCACCGCCGTTCATCGGCGGCGCGGTCACATCCTCCTGTATCATAAAAAGGGGTAAAAAGATAATATGTATCCCGTCTAATTTCACTGTCGCTACTTTTCTGACGTTTTCACGATACATCCGAAGGGCGCGAGGCCATTAGTGTTGCTGGCGTTGTTGTTATTGGCAGTGCCGTCGGAGTTGACATTACAGAAGTTATTGCTGTTGCTGGAATTAGGAGAACGCTCCCACCAGTTGTTGGCAGACCCAAGCGTGTGTTGCAGGACGTAACCGCAGTTTGATTATTCAGTTAAGGTAGGCTGTTGGCCGCGATACCGGGCGTTGTAGATCCGTCGGTCACTGTCTAAAACACCCTTAATCATTCGGGAGATTTCGGCGCACTCAAGGCCGATTTCTTCCTCCTGTTTCAGTATCTTTTCCTTCTTTACGCCGTCCGCTTTCGCGGTCAGCTCCAAATAGATGTAAGCTGTTGTAGCCACCGCTTCGACGTAGCCTTTCGCTTCGCGAAGATGCCTGCGCCGGAGCTGATATTCGGATTCCGAAATGGCGACGTGCATATAAATACCGTTGCCCACCTGCGCGTGTGTCAGCGCGTCAAGAGCCGTGGTAATCAGACTGTCGCCGTAATTCGCCCGATACTTTGTCGGGTGGTTTGCAACGATTTCACCTATGCGGATATTAAGCCGGTAAAGCCTCCAAAGAAACTTTGTTTTGGATTCTGACCGCATCCAAGTTGGAACAGACATAACTTTTCTCCTTGATGAACCGCGCCCACAAGGGGCGCGGATTTTGAGATTTTAGATACAGCCGAAGGGCGCGAGGCCATAAGTGCTGCTGGCGTAGTAGTAATCGGCAGCGCCGCCGGAGGTGACAAGACAGAAGTAACTGCTGTTGCCGGAAGAAGGAGAACGCTCCCACCAGTAGTAGGCAGACCCGTTGACGGTCTTTTTACGGTTCGCCGCAGTAGCATACCACTCGATCTGAGACAGGGCCGCAGCCTCCGTAGAGTTGGAGTAGGTGCAAGAACCGAAGATTTCTTTTTCTGCAAACAGGGCAAAGTAATCATCGGTTTCAGTGACAGAGCTGCCATTGTAGGTCGTAGCGGTAGGAACCTTGAACTGCTTGAAGCAACCCCGGAGCGTTTCAGGGATTGCCGCACGGAATACGTCGTTACACCATGTACGACGAGCGCAGCCGCTCCAAGAGCCGCTGTTGGTGTTGGAACTGTTCATGTAGCCCTTCTCGTTCAGAGAGTTCTTCAAACCAACGACAAAGTGATCCTTGGTGTCGCCACCAGCGGTTGCTTCGGTCAGCGTGAAGTGCTGGCTGTCCATCAGCACCAGAGTTACAGACTGTTCGGCGTGGGATTCGCCAACGCCGGTTGCAGCCATAGCGGACAGAGTAACAACGCGCTCGTCGCCCACGGCCCAACCGGTATCCTCAATGGAGATCGTACCGTCGTCCAGAGCTGCGACCATAGCTGCGATCTGTTCGTCAGTACCGTCAGCCCAAGAAACGATCTCAGGGCCAGACAGGGAGGGCAGCTTGCAGGTGTAAGTTGCGCCTGCTTCGGTGACTTCCACGGTAACGGCCTCCGTAGTGGAGCCGCCCATGGAGGCGGTAACGGAATAAGTGCCGGTTGCGCCGATATTCAGGGTAACTTCGCCGTTGCTGTCGGCTACGCCGGAGTAGGTCTTGCTGCCGTTGGTAGCGATAACCGTACAGCCTGCGTCTGCGGTACAAACCAGATAAGCGCGGAAGGAAACGAACTCACTCTGGTAAACGCCGTAGTAGCTGCCGATGGTAACGGAGCGTTCATAGGAAACACCGTCCTCATTGGTGCAGGTGACAACGTATTCGGTGTTGAGGGTCTTAATGGTCTGTGTCACGATCAGGGTTGCGGGAACTGTGCCAGTATAGGTTTCGTTCGCGCCGCCGGTGATTGTGTAGGTTTTGCCCTCGAAATCCGGGCCGAACGTAAGCTGGATCTTAGATGCCATCATCTGTTCAGCGTCGGTTTTCTTGAGGAAATTTGCCGTAACCCAATCACGGATTGCAGCAACACCGGCAAGGTCAAGGACTTGGCTCATATCAGGCATTTGTTAAAACCTCCTGTACGTCCGAAACGGACGCGATTTTTTTATCGGAAAAAGCACTGAGCTTTTCAAGAGCTTCTCCGTGTGCGGTCAGGGTTTCGCCGTGGGCGTTAAGGCTTTCTGTATGCTGCGTAAGGGTTTCCCCGTGCTGAGAAAGCGTCTGCCCGTGCTGGGTGAGAGTTTCACCGTGGGCATTGATACCCTCTGTATGCTGAGAAATCGTCTCCCCGTGTTGCGCAAGAGTTTCTTCGTGCTTGGACAGGGCTTCACCATGTTTAGTGATTGCCTCCCCGTTCGCGGTCAAGGTTTCTCCGTGCTGAGAAAGTGTCTCACCATGATTTTTGATTTCCTCGCCCTGCTGGGAAAGCGCTTCCCCGTGCTGTGCGAGTGTTTCGCCCTGCTGAGTGACCTTCTCGTTTTGCTGCACAAGGGCTTCGCCGTGTTGGGAGAGGGTTTCACCCTGCGCAGTAACGTCCTCACGAACGGCTGTCAGTGCCTCAGAATGGGCAGTTAAAACCTTGCCATGTTGGGCAAGGATTTCTCCCTGTCCAGTAATAACCTCTCTGTGTTGGGAGAGGGCTTCGGCGTGGCTCGACAGGGTTTCACCGTGTTTTGTGATCGCCTCGCCGTGCGCAGTCAGAGTTTCGCCCTGTTGTGCAAGCGTTTCTCCCTGCCGGGTGGCAGTTTCATCCTGTGTTTTCAGCTTTTCCGCAAGCCCGGTGATTGCCTCAATGGGGTGCTGATCGGTTGCATCCCGATTTGTCATTTTGGCGTGATCCGTGAAACCGAGAAAGTGCAGCGTTTTTACACTGATTTCAAGGGTTTCGGTTTCATTGATTTCGACAGTCAATTCAACCATATTAGATCTCACCGTCCTTCAAAATGTCGTCGACGGTGCGCTGGACAATGTTGGACGCGTAAGCCTGTTCGCCAACCTTGCCGCGAAGCTGGATCAGCACGTCGGAAGATCCGTTAAAAGCCAGTGTTTCGGCCTGTGTCAACGGGGCGTAGATGTTCGCGCCGTCAATCGACACGTCCTCCAACGTCTTTTCCACGACGATTTTACCCGCCTGTTTGAACGTAAGGTAGAGCGTGTCAAACGCAATCTCCTGAGGGAGCTTTACGAGAATTACAGGGGTTGTTCCTCTGGTCATACGCTTACACCTCCAATACTGCTTTAACGTCGTCGACGCTTGCCACAGCCACGAGAGAGGCCATGACAAAGTTCCATGTGGAGCCGTCCCACTGGTAAGCATAGCCGGTATCCAGACACATCACTGTCCATCCGACGGACGGGGTTGTGTATGTGGTCGCGATACTGTCGTAGGTATCGACTGCCGGTTTCCATGTGATGCCGGTTGTCAGGGCCACAACCTGCGTATTCAGACTGTTGACCTGAGAGTTGACCTCAGCGATCATGGCATAAGTGCCGCCAGACGACGGAACGTTTTCGCTGCCAGCAGTCGGGATGTCGTCTTTGACGATATTCGCATAGGCGTTCAGCTTACCATTTGCGCCAACGGTAAGGTTTTCACCAACTTTAACACCGCCGAGAACTTCTTCGGAGGCGGTAGGCAGCACATAGGTCTGCGCGCCCCGGATCGTGCCGTCTTTATCGACGGTGATCGTGGTTCCATCAGGCTTTACGATACCGGCCACGCTCTGTGTAGCTACAGGCGGGATCGCGTCCGCAGCTTTTTTGATCTGCTCGTCAATTACATCGAAGTTCTTGTTAAGAACCTCAATGTCTACGGGATCAGATGCCGCAGGCTTCGTCAGCCCGTAGTTTGTGGTTTGGGTTGCCACTTTCGGTTTGCCTCCCTTCTTACTGACCGACGGCGTAATAAGTTACGCCGTTATAGGTCATGGTTTTCAAGCCGGTTGTACCGTTCTTGATGTCGTCGCTTGTGATGGTGTTGTCGTTTTTGGAAATCAAAGCGTCGCTCAGAGATCCGTAAAGACACTGCCAACACACATACTGAATGGGGTAGCTGCTGTAGGGGCTGGGCAGGTTTGCCGTGGTGAACTGGGTCGTACAGCTCGACCAATAGACCGCCTTAGAGCTGCCGTCACGGATCGTGATAGCTTCGTCGTAAACGGTGATGCTGCCGCCGCTTGCAGTACCGTGGAAGAACGGCTCGTCAAGGAAGATAATGCCGTTGCTGCTGCCGTTCTGAATGTACCAAACGGCGGGGGTGTAATAGTGGGGACGGTCGGAGCCGGTTACAGTGGGCGTGATTTCTGTGGTGACTTTGCCGCCGTATAACGTAGGCAGAACGTCGTTCGGGATGCTGTACTGCATAAGAGACGCGTCACTTGCGGCCAAATCGTCCATGAGGTCGGACAGATCTATAAGCTGATCTTCCGTAACCCACTTCATGCCGTCACCGGGGTATTCAAGCCCGGTAAGAGGGTCAGTCCAGATGCCGTCACCGTCCTCGTCGGTATAAATATTGCCGTCCTCGTCGGTGTAAACAATGTCGTCCCAGTTGATGTCGGTGTCACCGGCAATCAGATCCCAGTCAACGTCGTCGCCGATGTCGTAACCGAGATCGCCCGCGATGTCGTCAAGCAGCTCACCATCTTCGGTAAAGCCGTCGCCGGATTCAATCGCAGTATTACTCCAACCGCTGCCAAGCACGGTCAGTCGGGCCGCGCCCGGAATCATGCGTATACTCATTCTGCTACGTCCTCCCGCAAAATAACTTTAACGATGTGTTCGCCCTGCGTGTAAATGTTGTGGCCGGTGGTAACGTTCAGGACGTGGTTTCCGGCTGTCTGGTCGTCGGAAATCTGATAGATCACTTCGTCGTCTACCAAAATCTTGACGGTGACAGTTGCATCCTCGTCCAGATAGTACGCGCCCGTCCACGCGATCTGCGTACAGGTATTGTCAACCGTACAGTTGACTGTCAGCTCAGTGGTAAGCGTATCGTCGCCGATTATCGTTTCCTCATTGGGGAAAGCGTTAATCATAATCCAGAAATCACTACTTGCATAAATCGTGCCGGTCAGCGTGCCGGAGCCGCTAAGACCGTCAACCTGCACCGTCTCACGGGTGGGGTTGGATTGTGCGTCCGGCGTGCCGCATTGCAACGTCATAGCGCCGCCGATTTTCCGGGTAATGCTCGTGATCGGGCCGTGACTGTTTTCCGGCGTGTGGCCGCCTGAGAACGCCAGAACGTCCAGCAAGTCGAACGCTGGGTTAAACGGTACGGACACGTCAAAGGGCGTAAAGGTCACGTCCTTAAATGCGTCAATGACCGCCTGCACCGAAGCTGCGCGGTTGCTGTCGTTGGAGATCTGCAAGAATACGTTGCTGCCGAGGTCAACGATCAAACCGTCGTCGTCCAAAGTGCCGCAGTTTTTGTAATATTCCTGCAATGCCTTGGCCTTGTACTGGGCCTGTATGCCAGTGTAGTAGCTCTGGTAGTCCGCGAACTCCGAAGAAAAACGGTTGTCGGGAGTAATCTCAGCAACAGCTTCGGAGCCGTAGTGGACGAACACGAGCTTGCCGGTGCGATCCACCATCGCAATACAGCACATCGCTGCGGCCAAATGAGAAAGCAAATCACGACAGGTCTTTACGTCGCTGTCAACGTCTGCGTAGGTGAAGTTTCTGCTGCCGTTGGCAAGCGCCCGGATCTCGTTATTTGTCATACCCAACTCTACGCCGCAGTGGTTACACAGAAAACGCATCCACTCAAACGGGGTGCGCGGGTTGGTGTCCATGCGAGGCAACTCAGCATTAAATTCGTCCATTCGGTCATATGCTTCGACCTTAATACTGTTGATAGCACGTTTCGCAGTTTTTACTTTGAAAACGCCCATAGGAATGTCCGCATAGACTGTTCGAGGGTTGTCACCCCATGCAGTCGATTTCATGTCCGACCAAAAGAAGCTCGAAGCGCCTGCCCATGTATCTGCCTCAGCAGGAGAGGTTAGCCGTACATGGAGTGCAATTTCTGCATCTTCCAGCATACGAGGTTCGGCGGCAACTATGAGTTGGGCCAAAAACTCCACAGAAACGGTATCACCCACACCCGGCAAATCACAGTTGCAAGACAGAGAGCCGGTGCCTTGCACGAAATTATCAGTATTTAGATTGAAAACTGTGCCATTCGCGAGCGTGAGAGTTCCCCACCAAACGATTGTACGGTTTCGGCCTGTTCTGCTGTCCAACACCTGCTGAAAAGCGGTACTAATCGGATACATAGGCCCACCTCACATTTCAATAATGTCGATGCTGTAATCTTTGTACAGACCACCTTCACTTGCGTACGCGCTCAAGTCGCTCTGTGTGTAGCTATCCTTGCCCGCATACGCCGACATTGTTTGGATGCCGTTGTCGTAATAGGTGAAGGAAAACTCCTTACCCTGCATAAGATTGTGCATCGTCGCCACCTCTAAGCCGGTGATCCGGTCAAAGGTGAGCTTAATTTTGCGGACGGTGGGGCGAACCCACGATATGTACATGAGGCCGCTTTCCACACGTCCAGAATCAGAACTGACAATGTTGTCGTTCTCAATAACGACAGAGGACGGGACGTAAATAGGTGTCCCGTCCACTGCCCAATATCCATTGGTGCATTTTTTACAAATTCCCATAGTCTCACACCTTTAAGCCTTCAAAGGACTTTTGCCAGTTCGCCGGATCGCACGATTGTTCTCGTCAACGATAGTCTGGAATACCTCTCGACCATCAATAATGACTTTGATGTCGCCAGTCTGCCCACCGTCACCGTTCCGCATGGAGCGGGCCAGTGCTTGCAGTTCGGACAGGATACCCAGTAGATACGCCGTCACGCCGTCGCTGTCCTCCGCAGGAGCCGTTGTCGCGGCTACTCTGGTCTGGTAGGGTACGACCGTACCTGCGGCGATCTGAGGCACTGTGAAGCCTCCCATGCTGGTCAGCGCATTGGCGATGGTCTGGAAGGTCGTTGCGAGGGAACCAAGGCTGCTGATAACAGCCTGCATACTGCCGACCACGCTATCGACATTCATCTGCACGTTGGGGCTGTCCGGGGTCATGCCGTCGGTAACAGCCGTCGCGATGTTCTTTGCAGTGGAAAGCAGGCTGCGTTCGCCGTCGTTGATGCCTTTTTCCAGACCCATATCCAAGAACTCACCGATTTCAGCAAAGACCTTAGAGGGGGAATGGATACCGAACAGGCTCTTGATCCGGCGAATGAGGTTGTTAACCATGGTGGAAACATTGCTCATAAAGCCGCCCCAAGCACCGGCAACACCGTTATTCAGACCCGCAACAAGGTTGTGGCCCACGTTGTTCCACTTGATGTTGTTCATGTTGGTGCGCAGATTGTTCCACGCGTTCAGAACGTTGGTGCGCAGGTTGGAGAAGTAGTTCAGCGTGTTTGTACGCAGATTACTCCAAGCGGAGTTTGCATTGCTCACGATGCCAGAGAACGCGGTCGACAGATTGGAGCGCATATTGGATGCCGTATTCAGGACAGAAGTACGGGCATTGTTGAACGTGTTGCTGATAGTGGTGCGGATATTCGAGAACGCAGACTGCGCATTGGAATAGACATTGCTCCAAGTGGACGACAGATTGCTCTTGATCTGCGAAGCGGTGTTATCCAGCCCAGTTTTCGCATTGTCAAAAGCGGTCGTTACGTTGGAACGGAGATTCGACCACGCGTTCTGCGCACTGGACTTCACGTTAGACCATGTATCGCTCAGACCGTTTCCAATCTGTGTAGCGGTATTCGCAAGCCCGGTTTTCGCGTTATTAAATGCGGTCGTTACGTTCGTTTTCAGATTACCCCACGCGCTCTTTGCATTGGAAACGATATTCGACCACCCTTCGGAAAGGAAAGAGGTCAAATTGGAGATCGCGCCGGAGAAAAAGTCGGTGATGGTGTGCCATGTGGTGGAGATACCGTTAAGGAAACCTTGGACGACATAACCGCCCATCTCCTGCATAACGGTAGACGGAGAATTGATTCCAAACGCAGCCTTAAAGCCGTCAATAAACGGCTTAAAAACATGATCGTAGATCCAAACAGCGATGTTTACAAGCGCGTTTGCAATGCCTGCGAGCAGTCCTGCAACAATGTCGCCGCCGTATTGGTCAAAGTAGTCTCCGAAGTAGGCTTTAACATTCTCCCATGCGGATTTCAGGATATTCCAAATATTCACCACGAGAGAGCCGATAACGCTTACCGCCGCACCGATTGCAGCTCCTAACAATCTAAACATGGCCGATGCCAGCTCAGACCAATTAACGTTACTTATGAAGTCAAGTAGACCGTTGAACAGCGCCGTTGTTAACGCCGCCCAATCGACATTTTCGATAGCCGAAGAAAGCAGATTCAAAACTGCGATCATTGCGTCGGATAACAGGCCGCCGATGTTGCCCCAATCAATCCCAGTAAATAACGTGTTTATGCTTTCCGCAAGAACTTGTCCGATATGGTTCCAATCGATGGAAGTGATTGCGTTGCGAAGCATGGTTATTATTCCGTTAAAGCCGGTCACGACAGAATCGGCCAACTTTACCCAGTCAATGGAAGTAAACCATGTGTAAATACCTTCACCGATACCTTTGCCCAGCTCGTCCCACTTTACCTCGTGAACGAAACCATGAATGAGGCGCACAAGAGCCTGCCACTTGGCGGCAAACGCCTTGCCGATTGTATCCCACTCCACGTTATCAACCAGACCGTTCAGGCCCTCGCCCAATCGCTTGCCGAGGTTGTCCCAGTCATACTCGTACATGAACGTGTTGTAGATGTCCGCGATAGCGTTGCAACCGTCGGCAATGGTTTTTCCCAGCATGGGCCAATCAATGCCGTCGGTAAGACCGTTCATGATCTCAGCGAAGCGACCGGCCCACTTTACGCCCTCAGGTCGCAAAGTGTTGTTGATCCAGTCGTCTACCGCCTTGATTGCATAGTTCAAACCTTCGGCAATAACCTGACCAACGCCGTACCAATCTCCGCTCTGCCAAGCCTCTTTCAACCGTTCAATCCAGTCCTGCACGCTCTGAGGCAAGTCAATGGGGACTTCCTCGTACTGCACACCTGTTTCATCGAGGTCGCTGCCGCCTCCGCTGCTGTCGTCCTGCTTACTCTGCCGGTTCAATTCATCGAAGCTGTACAATTCCGCGTTGAACTCTTTCTGAGCCGCAGCCGCGTTCTCTGCGGATTCTGCATAGCTGTCCGTGCCTTTCTTGGCAACGGTATAGCTGCGCTTACCGCTGAGGAGCGCAAAGAACTGATTGACGTAAGAGATAGCTTTCGATAGCAGATTCAGAACCGCCATGATGACAGGCTCCAAAGTGGAGATGATGTTGGCTGCGGCAACAGAGATGTTGCCCGTGAGCTGCGTTGCGCTGTTCTTGATATTGCTCATGGTGCTGTTGAACTTAGAATCAAACTGCGCGAGCTTTTGCAGGCCCTCACCGATGCCCTGAAAAATCGAAGTGATGAACTTCTCTTTAATTCGGGAAATCAACATTCGTCTTAACCGTGTCAACGACTTTGCGAAAGTCTCAGCAGACAGGGTTGTTTTATGAGACTGTTTTGCGAAAGACTTGAGGCTGGATACCGCTTTTTTAGCTCCTGTGGCAATCGCATTAAACGTGATTTTTCTCAGGCTATTTCCTAAGCGTGCTGCCGCACTACCGACGGTACTCATTATAGATTTCAGACTGGAAAAAACACTGCCGATACGACCGCCAATACCGGGAGACTGTAACATCTCCTGCAAGGCCGCCCGGAAAGCACTCCGAAAATTATTAACGCCTCCTGTGGCAGTCTGAGCCGCCTGAGAAACGTCGGTAAAATTCTGCCCGCCGGTTTGACCTGCACTGGCTGTTGTCGGCTCTGCTGCGGGCTGGTTGGCTGCGTCGCGTGCTGCCGCAACACGGGCGTACTCTGCTTCGAGTTGCTGTAACACAGCAATCTTTGCGGCGTACTTCTGATTGACAGAATCAATCTGGATCTGTTCAATCTCAAGCACGTTCACGGCCTGTTCGTCGCTGGTCGTCTGCGCCAGAGAATCATCGGTAGACTGTCGAATACTGTCCAGCTCTTTGTAATACTCCGACAGATTTCCTTTGGCAGTGCTGATCTTCTTTTGCAACCGCGCCAGTTCTTTGTCGTAGTTTGCAGTAGCCTTTGCAGCGTTTGTGGTTGCAGTCGCAGCCTGTGCTTGAGCTTGGGCCGTAGCCTGAGCCGCTTGTGTAGCTTGCTGCGCACTGTTCGCAGTATTGTTGGCCGCGCCCTGCGAGGCTGCGGCCAAGTTCTGCAAAATAGAAGTGATACCAGAAAAGGCCGTCCGCATATCACTTCCCAACGTATTGACCTGCTTCGTGAGGCTGTCAATCGATGAAAGCAGCTTATCGGAACCCTTTTCAAAACCCTCGTTGTCCAGCTTGGTATCGAATACGAGGGAGCCGTCAGAGTTATTAGCCATTTCCTGTACCTCCTTCCTTCAAAAGACTTTCGTAAATTGCACGCATCTGATCTTCCGGGGACTGTCTTTCAGCAGCAAATTCCATGCTGCACAGATCCCGGTTTGCGGCAAAAAATTCGCTTTCGTGCTTTTCGAGTTTCTTGCCCATCGCCTTTTTCTGTCGAATCGTGAGAACAACGCCCCACAGATCCTCCCGGTCGATGGCTTGGAAGTACCCCAAAAACGTCCACCAGTGCATAAAAGGAACGGCGCGAACTTCCATCCCCGCCACTTTATTGATGGCCGGGAAAATAAGCTGTTCGTCTTTGTCCCAATTCACGACCTTCGGACTGGGTTTGTCGCTCGACAAGCGACACTCCATGAACTCTGTCGCCGCTTTGAGCGCGGCTGCATAAGTGTCCTTGTCTTTGGGCATACTGTTCAAGTCTTTATAAATCCGGCTTAAACAAATAAAGACCTTCTCCTGATCGGAGAGGTCTTTGTCGTTGTAAGCCGCGATAATTCTGAGAATGTTCCGATAATCGGAACGGATTTCATAGGTTTTGTTGCAGACATCAAGCGTATGCGGTAACATTCCTATCATCGCCGCTTACCTCCGGGGTAGTGGTCGGCTGAATATCGCTCAAATACTTGTCCGTCCGAGCCTTGGACAGCGCCATTTCGTCCTCGACGGCCTCTGCGATGATATTACCGATGCCCTCGATAATACTCTCACAGAAGAATTTACCGCCAACGCTGGAAAAGGGGTTGCGCTTGGCGAAAATCTCGTCAGCCTCGTCCATGTCGAACAGGGCGTTGATGCGCCGTTTCAGCTCGTTTTCCACGGACTTGAGAACCTGCCAGTCGTCGTCAAAGGACGCAGTGCCGTCGTTCTTAATGCTCAGGTTTTTCAGCGGCTCCACGATGGTGTGGAAGTCCGCAGAAAGCTGATTATATCTGTCCAGAATGGACAGGTCAGCAGGCCGGATGTAGATATTGCAGATCAGCTTTCCGAATTTGTTCACAAGGGGAATTTCCCTTGTGCCGTCGTCGATAACACCCTTGTATTCCTTGATGGACATGATTACATACCTCCGTAATGATTAAAAAATGGGCGCGGAATATTGACTACCCCGCGCCCGATGTGTGAATATTTGGGCCGCGTCCCGTATTAGGCCGCGTCGGAGATGGTAGCGACGTTAGTCTCCATGTTATAGGAGATGTTCTTCTTAACCATAGCGCCGACGGGGTGAATCTTATAGGGGATTGCATAGCCGGTGGTGTCGCCGCCGGTAGACTGAGGCACAAACCATGCGTTGCGCACATAGCAGTAGCCGGTCATAGTCTTGGTGGCGGTATCGACGCTCTCGAAGAAAGCCTCAGCGAACTCGCCCAGCAGGTCGGCTTCACCATACTTTTCTTCCAGAGCGCACTCAAGCATATGCTCGTACATAGCGCGGTCGGGATCCATGTAGTAGGGTGCGACATCGACCTCAGGCTCATAGCCAGAGTGGGTGAAGGTGGATTCACCAAGGACGTTCTTGGAAGATTCGGTATCAGGGTTCAGCTCCTTGGTCAGCTCGTCGTTATCCTTGCCGATGGCCTCCCATTCGGTGCCGTCCTTCCACTTGCCGAAGAACATACCTCTGTTGCGTTCCATTTTTGCCATAAGGTTAATTCCTCCTGTAGGTAATTCTTAGTTGGATTTGGTATTTTGCCGCGTCGCTGCCTACCTGAATCGGGTATGCGGTCAACGTCGGCACGATAGACTTAACCCTTCCCTCGTTGATTGCAGGGAAATCACGTTTGCTGTTCTGTTCCAAGATCCACGCCACGACTTCATCGTAAAAACCTAAGTTCGCGAGGTTCTGTTCTACGTCTGCACCGTAGCTTTCCTTGCTCGCGAAAATGTAGTTGATGGTCTGTACGTCGGTAGGGATCTCCTCACCTAACACGTTTTCTCTGTAATTGATTTGGGAAGGAACGGCGTACAAAGCGTACTCCGTAGGATTTTCCGCAAGGTAGTCCATGCGGAACCGGCTGCCCTCTGCGAGCGCCGGACAACTCCGAAACCAGTTTCGGAGTTGGACAGCGTTATTTAATTCCAGCGACATTCTTGGCCTCCTGTAAAATATCCTGCATACGATCAGCTTTCATACGTTCAAAGAAGAACGGCCCTGCGAGCGCGTTTACATCTGTCGCGTATTTCAGAGATCGTCCAGTTGGATGTTTCTTCTGTCCTTTCGGGCTGAAATAGCGCGTCGGTATGCCGCTGTCGTCCTCGAAAACAGGAATGTTCGGGCCGTATATCTCACCGTAATACTGATAGTGTGCATAGGGGCCAGGATAGATCACTTTCCCGCTGCCGATCTGTGTAGCTCCATATGCACTCTTTGCGAGCTTGCCGGAATCCCATGGGGCATATTCCAGATTGTAGTCGATGACCGTTTTGTCGATAACTTGCTGAACCAACCCGCCTTTGTTGATGTTGCATCTCCTTAGGAGGTCAGCCGCGTCTTTCGGCATATGAACGGTTTTGACTTTCAACTCGATCATGCGCCTACCACCTTCCAATGGGGCGCGTTAGGAGCGCGCCGGTTATCCGTCACTCCTAAAATCGTGAACGCCTCGTAGTTTTTATGCAGCGCAGCGGGTCGCAGCCCTTGTGCTGTCACCGCGCCCCGGACAACAATGTCACCGTTGCGGAGGGTAAACAGCCCGGACACGTCTGCCGCGTTCGCATAATCCAACGGGGCTTTGTACGTCTTACCGCCAAAGTCGGCGGTTACAGGGATACGGGTCGTGAACTTATTTGCGGCTTTTAGGCCGGAACTGTCCACGCTCGAAACGTTCTCACAGAACCACGAAACGCCGGAAATAACAGTGGCGATATATTCGTCACTGTCAGTGTCGGGATTCAGTCTGGCGTTAAACACAGTAATAGTGTCGTTGCATAAATTCATACTTCGACCCCCCTGTAAAGCAGGGGTACGCCGTTGTCGTCCGTCTCTCCGTACAGCATGGAGCGAATAGACGCGGACATGGATCTGTCCGCGTCCTCAACGCTCAGTGCCTTGCCGTAGGTTTCGGAGTAGCCGTCCGTATTAAACGACGTAACGACCGGGTTACTTGTCTGCGCTTCTACGCCCGCTTTGCTGTCAATCCCGATAAGGGACATCATGCAAAGTTTGACGGCCTCAGGGACTTCCCTCATGTTCTGTACCCTCGAAGCCGTCAAACGGTCAATGCGTTTCCGCGCCCGAAATTCCAGCGCCGTGAACTCTGCATTGGAGGCCGTGCCGCCGTATCCCTTATACTCGTCGAAACTCAGGTAGGTCATTGTACGTCCTCCTTACCGGCACGGATTAACCTGCGGCGGTAACGTTGAACTGGAGGGCATCGGACTTCTTGTTCAGGATGAACACGTCCTCGAAGCTCTCTTCGTAGTAGATATACTTGCCCTCGGTCACAGCGGAAGGGGGATCGAGCTGGGAGAACTGATAGGACACGGGGGTGATAACAGCGCTGGGGTGTACCAGCATCATGTTGATCTGAGCTGCGCCCTCTGCGACGGCCCAACCTGCGGTGAAGGTGTAAGCGGACTTCATCAGGGTAGCGGGAACGCCGATGATCTCCACTTCCTCGATACGGGAAACGGTGCGGTCGATAGCGGACTTCTTGCCCTGAACATCGAAGTTACGAGCCAGACCGCTTGCCTGCTTCAGCAGGGTCTTAACCTCGTTGGTGCAGTACAGAATACGACCGTTGGCAGGAACACGGGCGTTGTCCATGTTCAGCATCAGCGCGTCGAAAACTGCCAGCACGTTAGCTGCGGTCAGCGCGGTGGTGTCGGCCTCGTGGTTCTGCTCGCACCACAGCTTGTACAGGGTGGAAACGCAGTATGCGTCCATTTCGGGGAACTTCTGCTCCTCGTTGAACACCTGAGTGATGTTCGCGATGGAGGCAACCTCGTTGGTCTGGTCAATGTCCTTAGGATGGACAAGAGTAGACCACTTGCGCTGATTGCTCAGCACCTTGGGTTCCCACGCGTTGTCATAGTTGCGGGTGGCGGTGGCGATGGTGTCGCGGTCAGCGGCAACACGGCCAGTGGTGGACAGATTGGGGATGTAGATGGTCTTACCATCTTCGCCCATACGGTAACGACCGTTGTTGGGGGTGGCGTACAGAGCGCCGAAGTTCAGGGCATAGGGATAAGCCTGTGCCAGCTCGCGGGCGTACTGTGCTGCGTAGTTAATAGCTGCCATGTGAAATTCTCCTTTTCAGAATTACAAAATTTGCCCTAATTAGTTATCAGAGGGCTTAGGACGTACCCCGTTGAAGTGGAAGCCGAAAACAGCCTTGTCGCCGTCGGGCTTCTGGTTCTTAGGAAGAACGATCTGCGGCTTGTTGTCGCCGGGGTTGTTGGGATCTGCGGGAGCCTGATCCACCAGAGCGCCGGGATTATCGGTCTTGTACTTGGTCAGGAAATCGACATAACCGACCAGCGTTTCGCCGTCGATCTGGAAGTCCTTGGCCTGAGCCTGACTGATAAAGTCGCGCTTAGCAGCAGCAGAAGAAAAGTTCAGGCTGTTGGCCTGTTCGCGTACCATGAACTCTTTGCGCTGCTTGACGACCTTGGCATCCCACGCCTGCTGATCCTGCTGATACTTGGTTTGCAGGTTGGTAAGCTGGGTCTGCGCCTCGGTCAGCTTGCTTGCGTCGGTCTGCGCTGCGGTCAGCTTGCCCTGCAAATCGGTGATGTCAGCGTCGCGCTGGGTGATCTGCCCGGTGAGGTCGTTGACCTGCTGGGTGAGGCCGTTGACCTGAGAATTGAAGCGATCCACAGAGACGTAACCGCCCTCAGACAGATCCGCAAAGCGGACGTGCTTCGTCTTGTCGGTCTGTCCTGCGTTCACTTCGTCGATTCTGGCCTGTACCTGCTGATACAGTTCCGGGGACAGCAATTCGTTGAGTTTCATACTTCCTCCATTTCCCGGCGTAACTGAGTGCTGCGCCGTCGACAGTTTAGATCCCTTGTCGTGGGGATAATTTATATATCAAGGCTGAGTGCCTTAATAACGGGATGAAAAAAGCGCCCTACGGCTCGTTGCCGCAGAACGCTTTGCAAGGCCCTCAGACGGGCCGTTATTTCGGGCGGGTCTTTTGTCGCCCTTTTATGAAAAATCGGAATATGAGGTCACATTTTTATGTGACGGTGATATTTTACACTTTGACCATCTTAAAGCCCTCCACTGACAGGCGATCACCGCGCGCTTTAAGCCCTGCGGCTTGAGCTACGGCGTAATACTGCTTTGTAAGAGCGTTAATGTTCTTTTGGTGGGATCTACGCGCCTCCATGTCGTTACCATTGAGACGCGCGGCATTGGCCGCATCTTTCTCCCGGCGCACCTTTGTTTCAAGCTGTCGCATGAGCTGCCGTGCCTGATACAGTGAATAGTGCTTGCCTTTGATGTCACAGCCTGCCGCGTTATCGACCTGCCACTGCTTGAGCTGTTCGTCAGTGTATCGACGCTTGGAGTGCTGAGTGGAAAATGCCATAGCGATGTGCATACAGTTCCATTCTCCGATAGGTCGACGGAAACCCTCATAAAAGTTCCCGTCAATATCGTAAAAATCAAACCCTGCCTGCATCTTTTCAAACTCAGTTTTGAGAAATACGCGCCCCTGTACAGGCTCGTGATCCGGCGCGCTGTTCGCGTGCGCGGAAATCTCCACCGCGTCAAAACCCAACGCCTCACCCATAGCAAGGGACGCATTTTGATTGATTTGATTAACGCCGTCAATAATGTTTTGGCGCACGGCGCTGTCAAGGCGACGATGATAGCCGCTTTCATAATAGACCTGCAAGCCGTTCGTGCCAACATCGCGAATGATTTCACGCGCAGCTTCTTTGTAACTTGTCAAACCCATCGAAGTAGCCACAATAGCACGATCAACCGCGTCTTTGTAGGTAGGCATAATAGACGTAGTGTTGGATAGGTTCATCATGGTCTGCGCTGTTTGGGTGCTTACGTTCTGCGCGAATTGCGTTATCCGCGTATTCTGTTCCGGGGTGAGCGGCTGACTTTGGAGGGCCGCCGCGAACCTCGGATCTGTGTAGCTATCCGACAGCGCCGCTTGGTAGATCTGGTAGACGTCCCGGATGTTCATTGCGGTGGCCTGTGCCAACTCGCGGGAGATTTCCCGAACATCCGCGCCCATCTCCGTCATTACGATGATTCGGTTAATGCTTGAGGCGTTCAGCTCACCGATTTTCAAGAGCTGCGCCGCAATCTTTTTGATATACAGGCGGTTCACCTCATCCAACCGTCCGATAATCCGCTTTATAGCAGCCTCAAGCTCCTTTTCGGTCAGCATTTTCACGCCTCCTTACTTCTTACTTGCCAGAAGATCCTTGAGATTTTCAAGCTGTTCGATGGTTTTTTCCACCGCCGCTGCATCTCGGAACATAATTCTGACGTTCCCGTCGTAGCCGCTCACGGGCATCTGTACCCGAACGTCCTCAGCGGGAATTGTGATCCACGGCATGAACATTTCGCTCACCGCCTTTTCGTGGATTTCGTGCCGGTGCTTGCAGGTGGAGCCGCCGTAGTAGCTTCTACACCCGGTAGGAACCTCACACTCTCGGCAATCATTGGGGATCTTCATGGTTTACTCCTCTCCCGTGGGAACCTTCGGCAAAAGCTGATTCATACCGGCCATCTGTTCTGCCGCCGTTTCTTCGGCAATGGCAGAAACCGCAGCAGCGGCTTGTTCCTTGGTTTCGTTAAAATACCACTCGCGGAACTCTGCCTTACTGATAAGACCGGCGTTCAACAGCATCAGCCGCTCATTCATCTGCTGTTCGGTGTCAGTGATAATGCTGTCGTCCCACTCGAAGGAAACCTCATAGTCACCCTCAGGGGCCAGCCCGTACAGATCGGCCCATACGTCCATCGCCCTGATAACGTCTTTCAGGCAGTGTTCCAACGCTTTCTGGTTATCAGCGATAGTGGCGTAAGACCGTTGCTTGATGATCCGCAGTTCCGTTGCAGTGCGGGCTTCTACGTTTGCGTCAGACAGCGTTCCACGAGCCAAGCCACACTGATCCTCGATACGCATTAAGAGCTGATTCAGACCGTTAACAAGGCTGCCGTCGCGAATAGCAGGAGAAAAGACGTTATACAGGTCGCGGTCGCCCTTGTCGGCATCGACGGCACGGAAAAGGCGCTGATTCAGCTTGGGCATTTCCAGACCGCCACCCTCGGTTTTCTTAGGCCGCAGAACGGTGGGGTCAACGTCAATAGCAAGCTCGCTGCCCTCATACTCCCAAAGCAGACGGGAATACTGCAAATCGGCTTCTTTGATCGTGTCACGGGCTTTGCAGAAACAGGACGCGCCCATAGGACTGTCAACGTCGATACTGTTTGCAGATGCGACTTTGAACCAACCGAACATCTGACCGCCGGAGTTTTTAACGGTCGCCTCAGGCTTGAGCTGCGACCACTGAGCCACTTCGGACAGATTGATTTCCACGCCGACGGCATCGCGCATATTGGACTTAAATGCCCGTTGGGTGATCTTGACGTTCTGGCCCTCTACGGTGTGCCGCTCCAAGCGGGTGTATACCGTTTTTCCCTCGCTGAAAGTATCTTGGAAAATGACATCGGCAAGGTTGCCGTCGTCGTCAAAGGCGATGGGGTAAAGGCTCCAATCCATCGTCCAGTCAAAGAAGATGTGACCGTCTTTGGAATAGGGCTTTACGACCATACCGCCCGCAGCGCAACCCTGTTCGAGCTTCTGCCGCAGAACAGTGATGCACTTCTCAAACTCTGCTTTGAGGTATTCAGCGCGGGGGTTCATAATGTCTGCGCCGTCGCCGCTCTGTGTTTCACCGTCTTTGTTTTTGCCGGTGATACTCCACTTCATCTCAAGGACGATCTGCCGCGCGATTTCGGAGGAAATAAAAGCGGGCAGGTTGAGGGACTTCACCGTATCGGGTTTCAGCCAGTCCGCTTTGTTGAGGTACATATTGTACCAGTTGTCGAGCGCGTTCACCATTTCGTTAGAAAGCGGCGTTTCAACGTGTTCGACGGTTTCTATGTTCTTGTAAGGAATCATCTTGTGAATCACCGCCCGAATAAAATTTAGTAATTTTGTAAACATGGGGTTCTCTCACCACCTTGAAAAAGGGTGTAAAAAAGCTCGCCTTTCGGCGAGCTATCGTTATTCAGCTATTGTGTTAAGATCATTTCAAGTGTCGCGTCGTATATTATCCGCACCACGTCAAGATCGGATCGTTCTCGTGTATAGAGTGCGTGCCAATCCTCCTCTGTGCCGCCATAATATATAGCTTGAACATCGTGGAAATAGTTCCACCCTGTAAAATCAATAAGAGAACCGGGGAGAAACAAATACTTTATGCCACAACTGTTAAAAGTGTTACTTGCAATAGTCGTGACGGACTCAGGCACAATAACGCTGTCCACTGAGGTTAAAGCGAAAGTACCATCCAACGCAACTACCTGAAAGATTTCTCCGTCCACGTTATAAGACGGCGCTATCCGTATTTTCTTATCACTGCCGTTATAGTCTTTCAAAACTATTTTATTGCCGTCGATGTAATAATCAAAACAAGAAAGCTCTGTGTACTCGGCGCTCCACAAAGATTCCGGCTCAGCATTTACGTCCGTACCGGGTGACAGTATCGCGCTAACAATCAAAGGCAACCAACAAACGGCAATTATCAAAGCCCGCCATTTTTTGTCGAGTTGAAATAAATCCGTTTTATAAAACCAGACAGATAAACTGATAGGAAAGAAAATCAAACAGAGTAGATAATAAAGGCAACCTTTTTCCTGTTTTTCCTCAACATACCCGCAATTTGGGCAAAAACCAACGGCTTTTTGCTTGCGCTCGCTGTTGTAGGTCTTTTGTCCGGCGGGTATAATCCAGTTGTCGTCAAACCCTGTTTTATAATAATTCGACTTAGATCGTGTGCCTGCTGAACGCAATTCGTAGTGGAACTTATCACTTCCACACTTCGGACAGATTGCCATATTTGCCGCCTCCCGGTGTTATGATAACACCATTGTAGCAAAGCAAACAGCAAAAGTCAAATCCTTTTGACTATTACTGTCCTTTACGTCTCCAAACACGTTCCATTGCATACCGAACACTGTCGATACTATGGTTGTCCTTGTCAGGGTAGCCGCTCATAATGTCGCCGTCGTCGGTTCGTTCGTATTCGTAATTCTGGAACTCTTTGGCAGTTTCCGGGCAACGCACCGGGTCAATAACGATCTTCTTTAGGGATTGCAGCCACTTGATACCGTAGCGCACGCTGTCGGGGCCTTTGACCGCAGGCCGACACAAAGAGCCGTAGTCGCGATAGTCACCGACGCTTTTCGGCTCGGCGCTGTCTGCGGTTATCAGATCTGTGCCGGTAACGCCTTTTTGCATGACAAGGTTGTTCCACGTTTCTGCGTTTCCCTGTTTGTTGGCCCGGTATTCGTCGTAAATGTACAGCGTTTTTCGGGCGCTGTCGTAGTGCATCTTCGACCAGTGGAAAGGATCGGGATACCAACCCCAGTCAATGCCCATGTAGATATTGTCGAAGTGTGACTTTTCTTCGTCCGAAATCTGCCGGATGTCCAAATTGTCGAACACTTCGCCGCCGGTGCCGACGGGAATACCCAAATACTCGTGCATATACGCCCGCAGGTTGGTTTCTTTTAGGGCCTCTGCATCGTCAAAGAACTGTTCGCCCAGCCAAGCGGGGGGAACTTCGGTGTAACAGCTTCTATGTCGCAACGCCTTTCGGCGCGGGGTCAAAACGTACTGATTGGCCCAGTTTTGACGACTGATCGGAGGGTTGAAAGACTTGAAAACCACGAACTGCGAGCCGCCACGCATGACGGACTGCTGAACGCTTCGTATTTCTTCCTCACCGGCGAACTCGTCAAGTTCCTCAAACCACAGATATTTCAGGTATCCACGAGATACCTTGATGGATTTTAACTTTTTCGCCTTGTCCAGACCGCGAAATAGAATTACCTGCCCGGTAGGGCGATAGGTCAGCTTATAGGGACTTGTGGTAGCTTTCCACAGATCGCTTACGCCCAACGCCTCGATACCCCATAACACCTGCTCAAAGACAGACGTGCCGATAGTAGAGGCAACTTTACGGAAAACAACACCATTGGCAAGCGGATCTTGCATAATCCCAAGCGGGAGCATCGTACCGATGAAAGAGGACTTTGTAGAGCCTCGACCGCCGTACAGATCGTAGTAGGTGTGGCCGCCGTTCTGGATGTCCCAATAAACCGGGTAAAACTGCGGGGCGATAATGTCCGACAGCTTTGCGGTTTCACTATCAGCCATTTGCACCGCCGTCCTTGTCCAGACCCTTGAGCATATCACTCACGGTCTGAGGGTCGATGTCAATAGCCTCCTGCGATCCCGCCGCCGGTGCTGCCGTGCGAGGAATGTCGCAAATGATGTTGATAGCCGGGGCCTTCTTTCCGTCCTCTTTGGGCTTGTCAGCGTCCCACGCACGGAAATTGTTTTGGAGGTTGAAACGCGCACCGTTGCAACCGTCTCTATCGTACAAACGCATTTCTGCATAATTTTCGATTTTCAGCTTTGCAGCTTCGACGATAGGCTTATACGCGCCGCGCCCCTGATAGTTCAAAAGGGCCTGTCGGGTCGTAAAGCCCAGCGCAAGTGCAAGGCCGGTGACGGTCAGCGGCTTTACACCCAAGCGAATAGGCTCACCGTACTTGTCAAAGATCGGTTGTCCGTTGTCGTCGGTTAAAAGCTCGCCTTTACAATCCTCGAAATACGCGTCAATCTTCTCCTGCATTTCTTCGGGGCTGTTAAACTTCATCCTGTTTGCCATTTTGCCGCTCACCACCTTTCATGTTGGATGAAAAAAAAGCGCAACGCCTGGATCGGCGCGCGCTCGTTGTGTAGCTCTCCCGGCCCAGCACTCACAACAGGCACGTTTTACCTGCTGCGAGTGTCCGGGGTATAGGGGATCTTACTTCTTGCCGGTCTTTTTGGCCGGGGCCTTTGCAGCTTTCTTTTCGGGCGCTTTCTTCTCAGCGTCCATAGCGGCACGGGCTTTGGGGTTGTTCTTGTAGGCGTTCTCAAAGAAAGCACGATCTTCGTCGACCATGCTCATAGCCTTACGAGGGGATTTCTTGGTTGTTGCCATGTTCATTACCTCACTTATTTCTGAATTACGAGCGCGTCGCGCGTCAGCACAACGTAACTCCAATCGGTACGGATTACGTTGTAGCCCATTTTAAGAGCCATCTGAGCCTCACCAGAGTTGTTTGAGAAAGACGAATTTGTTCTGCCGCTATGGGCGAACGCTTTCTGTGTTCTGGAACTCTGAGAGGAAAGCGCCTGTCTTACAACAGACAGGTCGACGACGCGTGCTTTCGGAGACAACGCACCAATCGTGGTCGCGCTGCCGTAACTGCCTGCCGTTGTTCTGTCGCCGAAATAATAACCCTCACCGTACATACCTGCGCCGGTGTGGGATGCTGCGGCGTTCTCGAAACGAGAGCGGGACGCAGTACCGCCAGACCAGCCGCGGTAGATCGGGGTCAAGCCGTTCTGCTGACAATACTGCGCGAAATCTGTTGCGGACAGCTTTGCAAAGACAGGTGCGTTAAGATTCTGGTCAATGACCATGTTCTGAAACGGGCTTTGATAATAAGCATAGCCCTCTGCGTCCTGCGCGGGGGTTGCTGCCTTGCCCAACTTGGCGAGGTATGCGGCGACCTTTGCGTCGTCGGTCTGGCCCTGCCATTTAACCAACGCCGGGTTGTTGTCGTCCGTATAATCAGGGGTCGAATTACCCTCACCTGCATGGAAAGCGTTAGAGCCGTTGCCCGCGCCGGTACTGTTCGCGGTAGCCTGCTGCATAGCCTGTATCAGACTTTGCAACGAACCGAAACCGCCGTAGCCGCCGCCAGCGGATAGGCCGCTTTTACTTCCTCTGCCTCCCATTTTATCACTCCCTTACTGTGAAGTCAATTTAGGTTAAATCGCAACAAAGCCCGAACACGGTCTGTCAATAACCATGTTCGGGCTTTGTATATTCTGTTACGGTGTCAACAAACACCAATTTTCAGAGTTAATACCGCTGCAATGGAGATCAATGTCAGCAGTAACTTAATCCATTTTCCCATTGGGCGCGACCTCAATAGCCGCGCTTCTTGTCATAGTGGTCGATCAGCTCGTCGACAGTCTTAAAACCGTGCTTCTTCATGTCGGCCTCTGCGCCCTTCCTCAGCTTCTCGCGCTCCTTATCGGACAGCTTCATGCTGTTAGAGGGCTTCTTATTGGATTTCTGCGGGGTTTTCTTTGCGGGCATGGACGTTTCCTCCTTTAGCCTAATTCTTTTTTCAGTACGCTCCAAACGGCCACAGAGAGGGGCTTTGCGTTCTGGCCGTTTGCAATGTAGTCGGCAACACATTCAGCCATTGCCTCGGATCTGTTTCTGGTCGCATACCCGGAAACACTGCTGACCAATGCGTCGTTCTTCATGCCTTTACCGGCGGGGGTTTTCTTGGCGATCTTACACGCCTCAGAAATGACCTTTGTTGCGTATGTACACTTGTCCCACGCTTTACCGGCCTCCACGCGCGTCCAATAGTCGCTGCCTTTGCTCAGAACGTACTTGTCAATCAAAGCGCGCTCCAAAATGTGGCCCGCTTCATGGGTTGCGACGTGATCGCCGGTGGAGCCTTTGGGGTGGAAACCGTGCGCCTCCGCGCTTGCGTATTTCTGCATCAGGCCGTTTCTGGACTGGAAATAGTAATCCGCAAGCCGGATGATGCCACGGTAAGACGCGCTTGCCATTGTGCCGTGTTTCAACACTTCGCCGCGCATCTCGTGGAAGTTTGCCGCAGCCTGCGGGAACTCACGAACGATCTGTTCAATAGCACCTGCGGCGTTCTTCACGTTCTCAAAATCCTGATTTGCAAACGTCTTAGGATCGACGTGTATGCCGTGTGTGCTTTTCATGTACTGAGACAGCTCCGTCAGATCTCGCGTCTCTGTCGCGTTCTGCGGGGCCGCCGGTACGGGTGCGTTTGCGGGAAAGCCGCTTGCGCCGCCTCTACCTCCCATGATAACACCTGCCTTTTCTTTCGTCAATCACGCCATTTGCTTTGAAAAGCCTTGACGGAGATAATGTTGTCGTCCTTGCAAAACTCCGGGACGCTGCCATACATGACGATCAGTTCCGGCCTTAGCCGACGCTTCATCTCACGATAGCCAGCCTCAAAGAGCTGCGCCGACACTTTATTGCCCTGCGTTCCTACGCTGGACACGGCGACCATGCCGCCGACCGGCTCACCGTCAAAGCACCAATCGAAACTCGCTTCGTCGCTCCATGAAATGGTGGGAATGACCTTAATGCCGTGTTCCTGCCAGTATGCGCCTAACCAGTGCTTGCGATAGTGGTTATAAACCTGTATCGCCTTAGGGAAGTCTGTGTATGTGGAAAAATCCGGGGTGCATACCGCCTGAAACTGCTGTAGCATGGGTAGATACGCGTCCGGGTTCTTCCAGAGCCGCATAAACTGATAGTCGTCGATAAAGAAATGGATTCCGTGCTTGCCGGGTTCCTCGCAGCCCTTAGCAAAGTTAAAGCTGATCCAGTTGTCAACCGTTAAGATCGCGCTTTTCAATGCCGGTACGCCATATTCACCCACGCCCGGAAACATTCTCTTATTCAGATTTTCATAATTTCGGGACTGTCGATATACTTGCATTGTTGCCTCCTGCTCGTGAAAAAAGAAACACGCCGTTTCCGACGTGTTTCCATTTTCATGTGTGATACCATGCCCGACCGTCTCAGGCTGTCCTCTATGTCGGACGTGTAAGAGCGGAGGCGTTCTCTTACGCCCTCACGGTGCTATATCACACATGGCAGTATAGCACATAGGCACGGAACAAACGAAACAAAGTGTTGCCGTTCGTGTTGCTGTGTCAACCCTCGACAACTGCGCTCGCGTTTTCTTCGTCTTTCAAATACCGATAGCAAATCATTTTCACGCTGCCCTCGGTATTGTTACCGCCGACTTTGTAGGCCACCTGTAGCCAGCTCATGCACTCGGCGAAACGGTATTGGAAGATCTGCCGGGTCAGGCTGTCCGGGATCTCGTTAATCCACCGTTCCAGTCGCGCGCGCTCGTGGATGCACTGGATCTGTCGGGCGGCAATGATTGCTTGCAGGTCGACGATTTCAGCAGCCAACCGCTCAACCTTGCTGTCGACACTGTGCGGGGCGCGGGGCATACCCGACAGACTGGGGGTAGACGGTGCATAGGCCGTCCGGGATAATTCATCAAGGCGCTTTTGGTCGGCCTCGATCTCACGGGTCAAATAATAGAGCTGCGACAACTCTTTCAGCGTCATAGTTTTCTCCTTTCGTGCGCACATCTGCGCCGGTGGTGTTGGGTTTTCTGCCGCTTGTCGGTTGTCGCTTCTCGTTCAATGTCTCAATTCCAGTTAGGGTGTCGCCAAATATCGCTCACCCGAATACGCCGCCGCAACGAGGGGGAATGTACCCCCAACGCCGCTTGTGCGATAATACGCAAGGCTCGTTTCAGCTTTTTCATATGGCCTCCTTAGCTTCTCTTATCCGCACTTTGAGAGATTGCAACAGGCTTTCTTGTACGCTGTCCTTGTTCTCAAGGCTGTGTATAACGTCCTCGTCGCGCCCACCCTTCACAATCAGGTGATGAACGATAACGGGGTGGGCTTGGCCCTGCCGGTGCAAACGCTTGTTGGCCTGTTGGTATTCCTCAAGGTTCCATGTCAAACCGTACCAAATGATGTGATGCCCGCCCTCTTGCAGATTCAGACCGTAGCCACAAGACGCGGGATGTATCAACAGCAGGTCAATTAGACCGGCGTTCCAATCGTCCTTGTCTTTGGTGTCCTTGTACACGCGGACGCGCAAGCCAGACTTTGCGAGAGCCTGTAGCAGCCTGTCGCGGTCGTGGTTGAAGTAGTAACACACAATAGCGTGTTGCCCGTTCAAGCCCTCCACGGCCTCCATAAAAGCCTCAAGTTTACAGTCATGCACGGGGATAACCTCGTGATCTTCGTCGTAAACAGCGCCGTTACAGAGCTGCAATAGCTTACTGGATAGAGTAGCCGCATTGTTGGCCGTTATGGTTTCTTCGTCGATCTGCAACACCGCGTCGCGCTCCAAACGCTTATAGGCTTTCTGCGCCTTGTCGTCCAGCACAACGGGGATGTCCTCATAGACCAGTTCCGGCAAATCCAGATAATCAGACGATTTCATGGAAATGCAGATGTCGGAAATACGTTTGTGGATCTCCTGTTCGGCTCCGTCCTTTGGGGCGTAGGAAAAGATCGTGGTACGATTCCGCTTATCCGGGACAAAATACATATCCCGGTAGACCGATATTGTCCGGCCTAAGCGCTGCCCGCCATCCAACAAAAAGACCTGCGACCACAAATCCATAAGCCCGTGGGGGTTCGGCGTGCCGGTCAGCTCGATCATACGGTTAATCTTTGGGCGCACCGTGCGCAAGGCGCGGAACCGTTTGGCCTGATGGTTTTTGAAACTGCTGCTTTCATCCAACACGACGGTATCAAACGGCCAATGTCTACCGAAATACTCCACAATCCATTGTGTGTTCTCCCGGTTGATAACGTAAATGTCGGCGGGGGTTTCCAGAGCTGCCACGCGTTGTACAGCAGATCCCAAAACACCAACCACGCGTAAATGCTGTAGGTGCTGCCATTTCTTCGCCTCGACCTGCCATGTGTCCTCAGCGACCTTTTTTGGGGCGATAATCAAGATCTTATTGATCGCCCAACGAATGAACTTTAGCTCATTCAACGCCGTCAGAGTTATCACGGTTTTACCTAAGCCCATATCAAGAAACAGACCGATTGCCGGATTTTCGATAATAGCGTTCTGCGCATATTGCTGATAGGGATAGGGGTTATAAACTTTCGCCATATACAAGCCTCCTGCAATCTTCTACAACGGCCTCCACCTTTGCCGCGCTGTCAATCGTACTGTAAACGGTGAAGCCTAAAGCCCGCAACAGCCCATGCACATACACTTGCCGCGCGCGCTCCTTTTTGCCGGGTTGCTTCGTTTCCACAAAGACGATGTTGGGGCCGGGTAACAAAACGATCCTGTCCGGCACGCCAGTAAAACCCGGCGTTTCAAATTTCAAACACAGACCGCCCAAGTCTTTTATTGGACGAATCAATTTCTTTTCGATTTCCTTCTCAAGCATAGGGAACCTCTCTCGCGCATACGCGTGTCTAATTTCGGCACACGGGGCGCGGGCTTACCCGTTTCCCGTCAACCCCGAATGTCCTAATTTCCTTTCGTGCAACACTCGCGCACGCGCGTGTACTCGTATGTGCGCTCAGGCGTTTTAGGCGGGATCTATAACGCCTATATTATACTTTTTATAAGTCTATTAGAAATAAGTGTTGAAGTGTTGACAAATAGAAAAAACCATTGATACACAAGGATTTTTCCGTCACTACTTAACTGTTGACACGGTGTTGACGTGTTGCCCTCTGTTGTCAACACGTCAACATTGTCAAAAACGGCGTTACCCATCTGTTGCCACGACTTTGTTGACACTCATGTCGATGATAAAACCGCGCTGCCGTCCATAAGGGCCACAACGGAAATTGGAGTTTGCACGCTTAACATTGGGCATTTTTGCAAGAATGTTGTTGATTTCGCGGGTATCTGTCTGTCGAAGATCCTTCTGATTGCCGTTGTACAGCTCACACCAAACCTCGACTGCCGAAATCCGATCGCGCGGTACAGTCTGGATCTCCCCGTGTGTAGCTTGCGCCCACCAATCGCGCCGCCGGTCGATGCTCCACTTCTGCCAGTCGACCGGGATTTCCTTTGCTACGAAATCTTCGATCATGCCCTCCTTCGGGCTTGTCTCTCGGTGTGCCTCCTGCATAACCTTGGCCTGTTCTTCTTCCTCAGGGGACAGGAACAGCTTCTCGCCCATGACCCAGCGGGCTTTGGCTTCTGCCCAAATCTGCGAGATCTCGTCGTCGGTCAAATCCCACGCCTTTTTCTTCCGGGGAATAACGTTCACGTCGACGGGCCAGAAACGACGGTTGCCGGTGGTATCCTGTAAGAAATCCATCTGGTTACAAGAGCCGAAGAAAACACAGCTCCGGGGCTGCTCCTTGGCGTGACGGCCATAGGCCGCGCGGTAGCGGTCGACCTGCAAGGAAAGGAACTGCTTGATGCGGGCAACGTCGGTGCGTCTGAAAGCGTCCAGCTCGGCCACCTCGACCAACCACACGCCCTGCAAAAGCTCAGATGCCTCCTTGCCCTCGAACGTGCGGATGCTGTCGTTGAGCCAACCGCGAGACATTTTGTTAATCAGGGTCGACTTACCCCAGCCCTGATTGCCGCAGAGAATCAACATACAGTCGAACTTACAGCCGGGGTTCATGGCGCGAGCCACTGCCGCCGTAAAGATCTTACGGCAAACCACGCGGTTGTACTCGTTATCCTCTGCGCCCAAACAGTCGATGAACAGGGTGTCCAGCCGGGGAACTCCGTCCCATGCGAGGCTGTTCAAGTAATCCTGCACCTCATTGAACGCGTGGGTGTTGGCGTGGAGATCAAGCGCAGCGTCGATGTTTCCGCGCTTGGTGATGTCGTAGCGCTTTTCCATGTACCAATACAGACCGTTGTTATCAGTGTCCGACCACAGGCGGCGTTTACCCTCCGCGTCCCAAGGTAACGGCCCCAACACCTCACCGCGACCAGCGAACTTGTTCAGCGCGAATTTGCCTTTCAAGAGAGGATCACCGTCAAGGATAATGCAAATGTTATCGATGGTAGATTTAATCGCGCCTTGTTGCGTGGTTTTCAATTCAGCCATCCAAGCGTCGGGATCTTCGATGTCTGCCGCAGCTCCGGCGCTGTTCGTCGGTGTAGCGCCTCCCGCCGCCACCCCCGCGAACTCCTGCTGACCGGCGGCGTACCGTTCCCGGATCAGCAACGTAGATACCTGCTTGTCGGCGTTGGCGAACTCCAAGAAAGCCTTATATGAGGGCAACTTGTTTACCGGCGTATCCAATGCGGCGTTTGCGTCCAAATGGCCGTACTTATGCAGGCGCACCAGATCTGCCGCGTTCACCAGCTTGCCGCCGCAGGGGTCGGTAGCATGATGGGAATACAGGAACTTACCGTTGTCGTAGATGATCGCACCGCCGGTGGTGCTGCCGTTTAAGTAGGTGTACCGATGGGGGTCGTTGTCCACCGGCTCATAGATGCCGGGAAGAAACTCTGCCATCGCGCCGAATATGTCATACACCCGGCAAAAAGCGCCGATCAAGCCCGTCTTTGCTTCGGGATCTCCCTGTCGGACGGCCAATTTTTGATAGTTGTTTGCGCCCGGAACCTGCGGACGCTCAGACCAGTTGCGCCAGTCTGTGTAGCTTGCGAGCGTCTGATCCACGCTCATAAATTCCGCGTCTTTGTACTTGAATATGTACTCACCGTCTGCACTGCAAGAGGGCCAGTACATGAGGCGGCTCGCCTCAAAAGTGGTCGGGTCGGCCATCGTAATACCGATGTCAGCAGCCAGACGGCGGCTCACTGCGTCGTATTCGTCAACGGTCATAACACGGTCGGTGACGACGACAATACGCAGGCGCGGCGCTTCGGGTCTGTGCTTACGGGTGCTGTAAACGCAGTAGCCAAACCCCTTTGCGTCCAGAGCCGCCAACACCTTCTCCGTGCCAAACGGTGGGATGGTGTCGAAGTCCAGCGTCACAACGCAGCGGTCAAGGACATTATCGGCTTTCCGGCGCGGCGCGCTCAATCTGCCGCCCACAAAACCGCCGATGTCCTTCTTGCTGTCCTGATCTGCCTTGGAAAGTGCAAGGTAGTCTGCAAGCGTCTCAGCGCCGCGCAGAGGCGATTCCAGACGAGAGTAAAGCTCGCATACCGTCAGCGTCAACGGGTTCCAAACGGTCGCTTTCCGGCTGTTACCGACCACGACATTCAGTTGTTTATCGTAGGTTAAGTTCATAGGTTGTCCTCCCCCCCCCTCGCTCGTGCCAGCAGGGGCGGTCAATTTCTTTTGACTACTTTATTATAGGTCAAAGGCCCTTGTCGGTCAAGAGCCTTTGACTGAGCAAAAAGTTTTTAACGGAAAGTACGTCCAGACTGTTTGTGCCTCAATTCAATACGGTTCATCAACTCGAAACCAGATTCTTTCGCGATGAATTTTATGATTGAAATGACATAAGCAGCTTTCTTTTCCACTTTTTCATCACGCGCGATAGATTTCAGCGCGGCGTATGCGGTAGGATCGACGTAGCCCTCCGCATTTCGTTTCATATCGTACTCAGCCATCGGATCATCCTCAAAACTTCTTACCGTGTTTGTAAGGTCGTGTAGCGTTGTATTCCATCTTCTCCCGGATCACTGCTTCGAGATCGATTTCCATATATCCGCACAGATCCGCGATTCTGATAACCGCGTCAGCCAGTTCCATAGCGTATCCTTCGGGCTTCTTCGCGCAAGCGGTAGGGGCCGTAGCGACGTAACCGCCGCCGCTGTAATATACAGCCGGGGTAGGCTCACCGGGGCGAATACGGTTTCCTGCCCGAACTTCTTCCAGAGCCTCGGACAGTTCGGAGTGAATTAGGGCGATAGACGTACCAAACTCAGGTGGTTCGTCCCAAAAGCCGTGCTTGACGGCGTTACCGTGGGCCTCCTGAACCAGTTCGGTCACGGTCAAGGGTTTATTATTTTCCATTTTGCATATTCTCCTTTTCCCAAGCCTCTACGTCCACGCCGTACTTCTTGAGCTGTTTTCTACATAGCCAGATGCCGTTATCGTCGTCGTCCAACTCGTAATACTGCCGCAGCTCCTCGTGAGATGCAGCGAACTCCTCGAAAAATCGGCGCAACCGCTTTTTCCCAAAACCGAACTTTCGATGCAGTACCCATAAAACCGCAGCGTCCATGTCGAAGTAGTACCCCATATCTTTTTCAAGGATTTGGGCGTTGATTTCCTTGTTCATGGCCTTACGTTGTGGCCCGGTCAGCTTGTATTCAGATTCTTCTTTTTGGCGCTGTGCGCGCTGTCTTGCACCTTTACCCATGATATTTCTTCCTGTAGCGCTCGATCTTCCGTCGGGTTTCAATATCGTCTGCCGGGATCTCTCTACCGCCGCAGGAAATACAACCACACTTAACGGGTTCGTGGGTGTCGGATGCTTTTTCGTCTGCCTGAGGCTCCTTCACGTCCTCGAAAGTCGTGATTTCGCCATTCAGCTTTTCAACAGCGATCATCTTTGATTGCCCTCCTTATTCGTTTATCTACGTCGAAAAATGTCTCAGTGCGGTTCCAACGTTCGGTCGTTTTATCCGGCTGCCCTTGCAGTAGACGTAATGACAACCACAGTTCGGGGTGATGTTCGCACAGATGCCTCAGCTCGTCGTCCTTCGCGTTGGGGCAAAAGAAACACCCCCCCCGCTCCGTAAACTCGTAAACCGGGGATAGCAGGCCCCAATCTTTACAGAGTTGTTTTGCATCTTCCTCTGTCAACCCATACTTGTCTAAGAGGGAGATTTTTTGCACGCCGTCGAGCCGCATAAGCCGATCTTGTTCGTCCGTCGCGATGCCCAAGTATTGTACCGTGTCTTTGTCAATACTCCGTTTCCATCTCTCAATGGGTCGTACTTTCAAATCACGTTGGACATAACACCGGCCACAAAGCGGCCAAGCCCAAATTTTACCCGTGTGCGGGCCGCTGCCCACACGATGGTTGAAGCGCTCAATGAAATGCTTTCCGGGAGCGCGCAACACCGTTACTTTTATCCCCCAAGATTCAAAAGTCGGTATTGCGACATTATGGATGAACTCTGCGTGTTCCGGCACTTCTGCGGAAGTGCGCTCGTCAAACATAACCTCGCAATACACAACTTCGTCCAGTGGTTCATTATGTATTTTCGCAAGGATCACCGTGGCAACACTGTCTTTGCCAAATGAGCAACTTGCGACGTACCTCATTATCTGCCTCGCGCAGCCATGTTCGCGACAACGTGGGCCGGGACGCTGGGCAGTTTCAGATCCGTCGCTGCGTCCTGTGTAGCTATCTCGCCCGCGCAAGCTGCATACCCAGCCAGATCCACAAAGCTGTCCGGGGTGTCGCCGGTAGCAATACGAGCCACTTTCAGCAGGGCCATCATCATAGCCACGTCCTTGGGCGTAATAGCGTTTGCGCCCATGACCGTCTGCAACTGAGGGTGGGCAGCTCTCAGATAAACGCCCCACAGCAGACCGATGGTGCTGAAATTATCCTCCGGCTTGCCGTAATCCTGTTCACGCTGACCGCAAACACACTTCTTTGCGGTATCCAGAATTTCAGGTCTGTTCATAACTGTTTCTCCTTAAATCGCGTCTGCATCCTGCCACGCTTTATAGATTTTTGCGCCCATGCGGGCAAACCAGTCGACCATGGTTTCGTTTAAGGCCCAAGCGTCGGTCGCGCCGGAACACTCGTGCAAACCGCACTCTGTTAAAAACGCGTGTACGATCTCGTGGCGCTTCACTTTGCGTACATAGTTGTCCATGTCGCCAAGGGTTCCTGTGATTTCGCGCTCCACGACAATTTCGCGGGTCGTCCAATCGCAATAGCCGTCGCACTCTTTTAATCGGGGATCATCTGCCTCTGAGCGTTCAATGACCGACCATTCAGAATCCAAAATACGGATTTTCATTCGGTTCTCCTCATACGATCACGCTCACCAGCAGCAGGACAAACAGAGCAAACGCCACAACTGCGTACAGCTTTTTGTTCTGGTAGTCCTTCTCTCCGACACAGCCAAGCGTGAGGATAACACCCAGCACGGCGAACATGATCGAAATAAGCATCTTAGCCATTGTCTACCTCACTTTCTCCGGGAGCGTCTTGCTCCAAACCGTAGGTTTCATAAAGTTCCTGTTTGGCTTCGGCCAGAACTGTGTCCACGATCCGTCTCACGCGAACGCCACGGTTGCCGCCAAACCATTTCTTTTTGAACTCAGCTTTTTTCTTGAGCCAAGTTTCTTTGCAGGTGTCGCCGGATCTGTACCAGTCGTAGTCGTGGATCAGGTTCAGAACGTCCCACACCAACTCGGAGATCTCACGATCCTCAAAAGCGTTGCGCGGGCGGTCGTCCCA